CTCCTGAGTGCATGCGGTACAGGCTCACTGCCTACATTGAGATTGAAGTATCTAGCGAGACCGAAGCAGAAGACAAAACCACCAGGATAATGACAGAGGCGGTTAAGGGCTTCGATGACCAAGACAAATTAATTCATGTCGATTTGAAAGACATAACGGAAGGAGAATGATTGATGGAAGAAATAAACATACAACTTGGAGGAGAACCAATCCTAACAGGGAAACAAGCTTATGTGGCTGATGACATTTGGTGGTCTCTTGATGATAACAACGTGGGTCATGTATACGAAAGCGAAGACAAAACAATTAAGTACCAAGCGATTGGTGACTTTGAAGACGGTGAGTATGGCTTGATCCTAGATCACTACGATGAAGTTGAATCTACCTCATCAGACGGCAGAGTGGCCTGGAACAGGATGGAGTATGTGTATTACGTTTCTACCCATAAGGCCATCATCAAGGACGGCTTGGTTGATGTTGGCTCAGTTCAGGAAGCCGCCGCTGAACTGCTCAATCGATGTGGCTACCATGGTGTGTTCATCGAGGCGCTTAGAGAAGTTGACTTTGATATAGGGCTGCTCGACAGAAAGAAGTTCATACATCTATCTCTTGGGAGCTAACCCATGAAACCAGCAAAGTTTGATATAGAAGTTGAGTACAAGACCGATGGCAAAGTTGAAGTAGCCAAGATAAAAAACATTCCTTTCGCTGACATTCAAAAGCACATACCTGCCTCTGCTCAAGTAGTAGGGGCAATTGCAAAGAGGGTGGATAGAGATGAGTGAACAACAGAAAGTTAAGTCAGACGGAAGCACTGCTTCGTATTACGAGCTTCCTGGGTACGCCAAGGAGTTACAGCATTTGATATCACATAAGGATATGAATGCGCAGATTGGTGAAATATTCAGGGCATGTTATAGATATGGACAAGCATCTCACAGTGACCAGCTGCGTGATGCGAAGAAGATATTGTTTTATGCAATAGCTGAAGTCCAACGATTGGAGAGAAAAGATGGTAGAGATTCAAGTTAAAAGTGAAGCGCACATCGAGGCTTTAGATGCTCTCAGGGAGTTGTTTGCAAATGCAATGGATGATGGAGTTGATCCTGATATTTTCATGGAGGCTTGCTTATCTTTTGCGCTGGCTTACCACCTTGAGTTCACTGACATAGCCGCACTGGAGGCGTTCATTGAATACGCGAAGAAAAATATGCTCTCTCCAGAAATACAAGAGGAGATCATATGTCACTAGAAAGATCATTACATTTACACCGAAGGAAGCGCGCAGTAAACAGGATACTTGGCAAGGACGATCTAAAGGAATGGCCAAGAGATTACTGGAGCAAAACTTCCGAAGGTCTTCACAGGAATTATAGGTTAAATGAAGTTAAGGTATTACCAACAAGAAGCCATTGATGAAACTCTGAAGTGGCTGGACACGCAACACACTCATCCGTTGATTGTGTTGCCCACTGGCAGTGGCAAGACGATTGTCTTTGCAACGATTATCAAGCAGCTCTTTGAAAAGAACCCTGATTGCCGTGTGCTGATCCTTGCTCACAGGCAGGAACTGATTGGCCAGGCTAGGGATAAGCTATTATCTGTATGGCCTCATGCACCGTGCGGCATACTCGCAGCGGGGTTAAAAGAGTTTGATGTTGAGTCCAACATAGTTATTGCAAGCAGAGATACGCTGGCAACACCAAAGAGACTAGAAAATTCAGGTGAGTTCGACTACATCATTGTAGATGAAGCTCACCATGTTGGGCTTGAGAAAGCCAGCCGCTATCAAAAGATATTTAATAATTTTCAAACAAATCAATACTTGCAACCTAAGATATTTGGAGTGACTGCAACCCCGTACCGTATGGGCCAGGGTTTTATATACGGTCTTGAAGATGAGTTCTTTGGCGGTGTGTCCTACCAGATAGGCATACCTCAGTTGATTAAGGATGGCTACTTGTGTCGGCTCTCAGCTTTTAAGGTGAGTGATGATGCGATCATCGATGCGTCTACTGCGAGGGTTAAGTTCAAGGGTGGTGACTACCGCGAGTCTGACCTTGAGAAGCTGGCCATGGAAGACCAGACCATGTTGGCGGTGATCGCTGACTGGATTGATAAGGCGTACAGTAAGGGTCGCTTAAGCACTGTGTTCTTCTGTGTCACTGTCGCTCATGCTAACAAGATGTGTATGTTGTTAAAAAATGCAGGGGTTGAAGCCGCTGTTATCACCGCTGATACACCAAGCAAAGAGCGCGCTGAAATACTAGAGAAGTTTGAGGACGGTGTGATCAACGCGCTATGTAATGTAGCGGTACTCACTGAGGGATGGGATGCGCCAAGGACCGATTGCATTGCGCTACTCAGACCAACTAAATCACTCGGTCTTTATGTACAGATATGCGGTCGAGGTATGCGCACATGGGGTGATAAGAAGGATTGCCTTCTCCTCGACTACGGAGAAAATATTGATCGACATGGGTGTATTGATAAGGCTTCACCATCGACAAAGCCAGATGATGATGAGCCGAAGATATGGATATGTGATGCGGTGACATCGGCAGGACATCCATGCCTATTCGTTAATGACTGGATCGATAAGAAGTGTATTGAGTGCGGTGCAGACAAACCTAAAATGGGATACGCGCCTCCAAGAAAAGAACCAGAGGTTGCGACTAGTCGTATCGCTGCTCAAGGCAGTGTGCTTTCAGATGAAATGCGTGGCAGCTTTAAAGAAGTTGAAAAAATTAAAGAGGTTGAGTTTGCGCGTGCCTTTATTAAGAAATCCAAAAAAGGCAATGAATATTTGAATGTTGAGTTCAAACTTGTCGATGAGTTCTGGCCTCAGTCAATGCCATTCATGATAGGCATGAACGGCCCCGCTGGCATAATGGCTAGAAAGAAATGGAAAGCATGCGCAGTAAATGGCACTCAGGTTCCATACACGATTAATCAGGGGGTAGAGCTCGTTAATGATGAGGGATGCTTCAATCACATAAAAAGAATCACAGTAAGAAAAGAAGGAAGGTATTGGAATGTTGTCAGCGTCTATTATTGATTCGTATAACCGCCAGTTAATTGAAAAGGTTGATGAGTGGATTGCCTCTAACAACGAAGGCAATCGGGGCCATCTTGGCTTCAGTGTTATCGGTGACGATGATGAACATAAGCAGTGGATGAACTTTCATTGGTGTTTACCTAATGACTTTGATGGTCGGATGCTTAGATTGTTTGATCTGGGTAACCGCATCGAGGACCAGGTGGTTGAGAACATAAGAGACAGCAAGGAAGCGACTGGCGTTTCAATTGCCTCTCACAGCAAGGATGGTAATCAGATCAGAGCGTCAACCCTGGGAGGACACTTCGCAGGATCATGTGATGGATGGCTGCGTGGGGTATTGCCTGAACCAGACCAGGATGAAGTCATTCTTCTTGAGATCAAGAGCGCAAATGACAAACGCTGGAAAGAACTGGATAAGCTGGGTGACTACGAACTCTGGAGCGAGACATATCGCTGGCAGATCCATGGGTACATGGGCGTATTTGGTCTGACCAAATGCATGGTGATTGTGGTCAACAAGAACAACAGTCAGATCTACTCACAAATCATAGACTATAACCCAGAAGTCTGGGAGAAGGCTCTAGAACGCGCTGAGAGGATCATTACTAGTGAAGAGCCTCCCTACCAAGGGAGAATGTCAGAGAAGGACTGGCGGCTTAAGGGGCAGTCTAAGGCGTATATCGATATATATCAGCGCAAAAGGTTTCCCCAGTCTGTTAATTGCAGGAATTGTGCGTTCTCAAAGCCACTGACTACCAGCAATGGGGCTACATGGATATGCAAGCGTACCAATAAAGCCATAGATCTGGAGGCACAGAGGGCTAGTTGTGAGAACCATTTGTGGAATCCTAAGCTAATCATTACTGCCACTCACCTACCTGAAGAGAGTGACGATACCAAGATAGCGTATGAAGCAGGGTTCACTAAGTTCTATAACGCGATACCCTCTGCCAGAGAACCTGGTCATTACTACAGTAGCGCAGAGCTCAGAGAGTTATCGAAGTGTCAGTTCGATCTGAAGATGATGAAGATGGCAGGAGATGTGAAGTCAGAGTTCCCTGGAAGTACAGTGGATCATCTTGATGAAACGAAAGATGCTTTCTAAACCCTTGGGTCTTTGACGATATTGATTTTTATACCAGGGTATAGCGCCTCAACGAGTTTTTTCTTGAGGCTGAACACCTGTGTGATCACCCCCTTGGTATCCTCGATGACCCAGTCACCATAGTAATCTTTGTATCTGAAGTCAGCCACATACTTGCAGATGTGTTTCTCTTTGCCTTCTACTGTGATCTTGCAAGGGAAATCTATCTGAACCTCAAGGTCTGTTATCTCGTTTTTATCCTGGCGTTCTTTCAGTACCTTGTATCGAGCAGCCTCAAGCTTGGAATCAAACATGATCCCATCGTATTCAGTCTTGATCGCAAAGTACTTGCTTTTCTTTTTTTTGGCCCGTTTAGGGATCAATTACTGTACGCCTAAGAGTTTTCTTAATTCTAAGTCTCTTAGTGCTTGTGTTCCAGTTCCGAATAAAGATTGAGGCTGTTGTTGAGTTGGCACTGAAGGAGTGATCGCAGGTGAAGGCTGAACTGGTTGAGCAGGTGGAGCAGCTTGGGCTTCTTGCTCTGCCGCTGCTTCAGGTCGGAATCTCCTGCCCTGAAAATCTGAGTAAGCAGCGCCTATGTCACTCATGTTGAATGGATTCGCAAGCTTGTCTTCATCACTGCGATATGCAAACGCCATGGTTTCTGAGCTTGGGAAGAATGCATTGAACCGACCCGCAAGTAAGTAATTCAAGTTGGGAGTCTTTGCTTCTTTTAAAGGTCTATAAATTTCAGAAGTTGTTAAGCCAAGAGTTTTAGCATCTTCAACTGCCATATTTAAATTACGAAGCGCCTTGAATCGTTGTTCGTTTGCAGTGATATATGCTTGGGTAATATCCTCTGCGTTTTTGCTGCCCCTGGTCTTGGCTACTTGGTTAAATATTCTTGCTGCATCTCGCACTTCTCTTGCCGCTTCAAGACCTCGGTAATACAAAACCCTGTCCAGTCTTGGCTTAAGACTCTTGACCCCAGTTAAAGCTTCAGCAAACTCTTGTGCTGGGTCAATTTGATATCCCTGCCTATCAACTGTTTGTTCTGGGTTAACACCTAGTACAGAACCAATTGCTTTTGGAAACCCTCTAGCAGTTAAATCCAAATATCCAATTGAGGAGGAAACATCGCCTTTTATATCAACAGGGCTTATGCCAGGCATTATGCCATCTGAAAGATGCGCAAAAGATTTAGCCATCTTCAATCCTAAAGGATCTGTTTCAAGCCATATGTCAGCGCCGAAACTTGTTTTGTTTCTTGCAATATCAAACATCTTTTCCGTGATGATTGACTCATCCATAAAGGGGGCAAAGTATTCATAAAACGCTCCGCTTTCTCCAAAGCTTGCGTCAAAAGCAATCTCACTTAATTCTTTTTCACTGGTAATACCATTTTCCACAGCGTTATACACAGCCTTGAATGGTCTTGCTAGATAGTCATATGGATTGGTGTAAGAAAAATTATACAAGTCTGTAATCTTTCCATCTTTGTCGGTGGCTATTGGTATTAGCGTAGAGTTTCTGTCCCACTCATAGGCGGCAGATCTCTTATAGGCTTGCACTTGATCATCAGTAGCGCCTGACAACAACAAGCCTCCACTGTAAAGAGTGGCTGGTATTGCAGCGTTAACTGAAAGAGAACCAACCAATCGTTTCATTCCTATTGATCGTATCTCAGGGGATTCACTAGCCAACTCCTTGACTGCTCGATTTAGTATGTTGCCACTGGTTCTTATTATTTCTGCGGGGAAAGCAACGAAGTTACCAAAAGGCATTTGTCTTAATTTTTTAATAAATTCAGGCACTCTTGCGTAGTTTGGCACGGTGTCTTTTACAATTTCCGCTGATTCTTTTTTAAGAACAGATTCTGCTACAGCATTTATCTTTTGATTTTTATTTAATTTATTAAAATCATCGAAACTTAATGTGTTTTGTTTAGGATCAAGTTTTCTAAAAAGTTCTGTTAACTTTATGTCATCTAAGTTATTTAATTGAGATTTAGAAAATACAGCGCCAAACTCATTAAAGTTTCTAGGATCAGACACAGCGATTGATGCATTTGGGTTAACATCAAATGCATTTTTTAATTTACCAAGCTCCATCTCATAACTGTATGTTTTCCAAACATCATCAGAGCCTTGGTACAACTTACCTGCTAATGTATTTTGAGCTCTTTTAGAGTAAGCAAATCCCTTTCTAGCAAATTGCGGAATGTATTGAGTCGAGCCAACTGCATCATCTAAGAGTGATTCAAATTCACCAATCTTTGAGTTTGTGTTTATAACTCCCAGATCAATTAACTCATTGTAGTATTTGTCAATATCATCTTTAGTTGCTTTGCCTTTGCCAAAACCAGCGCGCTTGTTGGCTATGTTTGTAAATATAGTAGCAACTGAATCAACTAATGAATCCACGTTACCCACATTGCCATTAGATAAAGCAAAGAACCCAGCTGTTGTTCCGTTTCTTATTTGTGTGACTGGGCTAAAAACAGTTTTAGCTATCTGAGACAGACCTTTAACGCCCAAGAAAGTAGCATACAAAGGAACCGTGTCAGCCATATTAAAAAACTTTGGGATATCCTCAAACGCCGCCTTGTACTCGTTCTTTACATACTTGCCAGCCAACGGGCCAAATCTTTGCTTTGCTTGAACGCTAACTTCAGCTGATGGATCAAGTCCATCTGCGCCAATCCTTGAGTATTGACCTACGTTCTCTGGCCCTTCTGGTAATTTATCAAATAAAAATCTATTCTTACCTTGTCGAGCGAGTTCATCGTTATAATCGACTAGGTTCTTAAAGTAACTGCTCTTTGCTATTTGTTTGGAAAGAACGTCAACTGTTTCGACCATTCTTGTTTTTAAACCAACTTGCTGTTCTGCTAAATCCCTACTTCTTATAATCTCTGGCCTTACCCTGCCAATAACATCTTTTGCCCCAGTGTATTCGCCAAGAAAATCTCTGATAGCAGGAAGGTCATCAAGCTTTCTTCCTTTGAGTGGACCTTGAGATATACCAGTTAATGTGTCTTTATCGATCACGCCATTTGGAGACATGTTTGCGTTAGTGAATCTTCCTTGAAGCATGTCATTTAAAATAGATCTGGCTTTGCTTGCATCCAATGCTTTGTCTGGAGGCAAGCCTTTAGTAGCATTAACTAACTCTTCAACGGCTTGAGTTGTTTGAGCGGTAGTTGGTTTGTAATCTGTATCTTTAAACGCTCGATATAATCGAATGCCATAGTACGTTTTGTTGGCTTCGATAGTTTCACTAAGAGTGTTTTTAATTTCATTAGAAATCAAAGGGTCATCAATCATTCCTCTAACTGATGTGCTTAACCCATCAATCTCATTTCTAATCTTTTTTGCAGAGTTAAATAAACTTAAATCTTTTTTACCAAATAAACTTTTTGGCATGTTCTTGCTAATGATATCATCAATTTCTTTTAGTTCGTTTTCGGCTCTTGCCTGAACTAGTTCTCTGCTAGACCGCTTTGGCCCTCTAATAACTTTTTCTGCAAATAGATAATCATTTACTGTGTTTAATATTCTGCTTTGATCCTGATTGTTAAAAATGCCACCATTTTTATTAACGAATGACATTGCATCATCAAGTTCGTTTACAGCCTGCCTTACTTTGTTATTGTGAGCAGAAACCTCTTGTACCTTAATGCTGTTTAGAACAGCTGAAAAACGATCTGGCATTTCACCCTGAACAGTTAAGTATTTTCTAGCTTGTTTTTTAAGCCTGTCAAAGTTTCTAGCAAAGAAAGCAGGGTTTTCCAGGTCTGGTTTAACACCCACATTATAGAACGGGGTATCTGGATCTTTGATTGCTTGAGCAGCAGCCTTAGTCATTTCTGTTTTTCCAAGCGCATCTACTCCCTTGCCAAGACCAGCCGCTCCTAGCTTTGCAAGAGCAGGAACGCCAAGAATAATAGCAGAACCTTCAGCTGCAACCTTAAGTCTGTTTGCAAGAGTAGCCGCTGCGAGTTCTGCGCCTGCAAGATCTTCTGTTTCTATTCTTCGGGTAGGACCAACATCAAAGAAGTCACCCAGGGTTTCTACATCTGGGGTGGTAGCGGCAACATCAGCAGCAGCAAATGCAGTTACATCAGTTGCGTCAAGACCTTTTGATTCAATGGCTTTTTTTGCTTTAATTGCTTTACTTGCCTTCAAGGCAATACCACCAGGTGCTGCAAACTGGGTAATAAACTTAGCGGCTTCTCCCAAACCCGTTGAGGTTTCAGGTTTGTACTTGGCAAAAAACTTTCTTAACTCCTCTGAACTTCCTTCATCAGAGCCAGAGATGGCTTCGTATGCTTCAACAGGTAGGGTGGATATGCCTTCAACAGCACCAACTAATCCAGCGCCAACGCCTCTTACAATATCTCCTACCGCAGAGATATCTTCTTCGCCTAACTCTGCGCCTCTTGGTACAAATGGATTGTTATCAAGATATTTTCGAGCGGTTTTTCTGGCTACATCAGAATCGTCTGTGTTAACAGAAACTACTCTCCCATCAGGCAACTTAACGCTTATCATTCAGGCTCTAAAACTATTTGCTCACCACTCTGCGCGCTCACTGGTGGTGGCGCCATACCCAGCCTTCTGCTTGCCATAAGATATGAATCTCTTTCTGCTCTTTGCAGTCCTGTTAATCCATCAGCGCCAGGTTCGTCCCTCATATATTCAC